GCGCAACCTGGCTGCTGTACTGAGCGCCAGCCTTCAGGCCGGTGTAATCCACCTGCGGCGCGCTGACCTGCGGCGTCACAGCGCCTGGAATGCCGATGTTCTCAATCCGGCCAGATTGGATGAGTGGAAGGTCTGCCATGTCTTGCCCTTATTTGAACGGATTGGTCGCCGTCTTGGCGAAGTCCATGACGCCAGACACCAGCGTGGCATCTGCCAGCAAACCGCCAGAGCGCACAGCAAAGTCGCCAGCCAGGCGCAGCTGCTTGGCCTGGGTCTCAGCTGCGGTCATGGTCAGGTCGGCCTGTTCTTTGGCGGCCAGCATCATCGCGCCAGCGTCCTCAAAGCCGAGAATGCGGGCCGTCAGAGCGTTCAGATCAGCCACGCCCACGTCACGGTATGTCGCGGCCACGTTGGCGCGCTGCACGGCGGCTGCAGAGCCCTCTCCGACCGTGATGCCATTGGCGGCAGCGCGAGCCCTCACAGCGGCGTTGGTGCGCTCCATGCCACGCAGCAGGGTGTTGCCCGCCATCTGGTAGTTGCGCGCCTGCTGCTCGGCCTGCAGCATCTTGCGGCCAGCCTGAATGGCCGCATACTTCTGGTCCTGATCAGTGCGGATCTGGGCCAGGCGCAGCGTGTCAATGGCCTGGACCTCATACAGGCCCTGCTGGTAATAAGCCCCAGCCTTCTTGGCCGACGCCTGAGCCTCAGCCAGTGCAAGGTTGGCGTAAGGCGCAGCGATCCCGACGCCGGATTGCACCGCGCCAAAGATGTCGCCCGCCGTTTTCATGAAATCTGTAGCTTCTGCCATCATGTACCTCCAGACACGGCGACCTTGTACTCAAGGCCGAGCAGCGTCATTTTCAGCGGCAGGCTTTGGCTGATCTCAATGGCCTGCTCGCGGCTGTAACCGAGCACGCCGTTGACGCGCTTGATTCCAGTGAATTCTGGCACGGCTTCGTCCAGCAGCGGGTTGTCAAAACTGCGGAACGGCACCGGGTTGTTGTTGAGCTCCAGGTGCTGCGTGTCGTCCACGATCGCATTGATCTCCACGATGCGCTTCTTGAATGCCGTGCGCGTGCCTGTCTGCAGGCGGATCTCCACCGGCATGGTCTTGGCGTACACAGTGAACGGCAGGCCGACCTCATACGCGGTGGTGCTGGCTCGGTCAAACGTGATTGCGCCGCCAGCGCTCACAGTCTCATTGGACTGCGGCACGCCATCAGTGATGACGTTGAGCGCCTTGCCGATGTGCGGCAGGCCGCTGGCGCTGGCTGCAGCGCCGCCAGTGAAGGCGCAGTCCGTGAACAGGCCGTCGCGGAATAGCTCGACAAAATAGCGGTTGGTTCCATTGAATGTGCGCTTGACCACGACGTAGATGTCGCTGACGTCAACCTGCACGTCCAGGAAACTGCCGTCGGTGATGTACTCAGACGGGGCCGTGATCTGCTGCGAGCGCATGACAGAGAAGATGGCCATGCTGCCATCTGTGTCATTGGCCATCATCAGCAGGTCGCCCTCGTCTGTGCTGTTGGCGCGGCGCAAAGCCATGCGCGTCGGAGACTTGAGCAGGTGGCCAGACAGCAGCGAAATGCGCTGAGTCACATAGGTCGCCTGCGTGTCGCTGAACAGGAACTCGTTGATCGACTTGCCCAGGCGCTGGATGTACACAGAGCCAGACTCCAAAGCCTGCACGCGGGTGCCAGGCTTGGTGCCGTTGCGGCTCACAGCCTTGAATGCCAGCGTTAGCGGGGTGATCGGGTCGGTCCCACCCTGCGGCACATAGAACTCGCCGCCAGTGGTGAACACCTGCAGGTCGCGGCCAGAGATCATGTCCACGATGACGTTGAGCTGCGATGTGTCCAGCGTCGCCTCGACAGCATCGTCGTCCAGCGCTTCGGTAGGCACGAAGTCGTAGAAGATCCCGACCTTGCTGCCCCAGATGGTGGACGGACGCGACTTGCTTCCGCCGAAGTACAGGCGGCCCTCATGGAAGGTCACCGTGCGCGGCCAGCCTTTGCTGGCGCTCCAGACGTCCTCATAGAAGCACTCGACGGTCCAATTTCCAACTGTCCTGGCCGTGGTGTCAAAGAACGGGTATTCAGTGATCGCGCGCACCTCGGTGTCGCTGACAAACTCGACGATGCGGGCGCGGCCCTGGGGCGATGCGTTCACGTACTGATTGACAGATTCCAGGGCGAACGGGACGATCTTGTATGAGTCGGTCGCAACAGGCGGCGTGTCCCATGCCGGGAACGTCGTGGCCACCTTCGTGGTGCCGTTGTAATCCGTGATCTTGCGCGACTTGCCAGCCTGCGTGCCGGTTGTCATGTGTACACACATGCCGACGAAAATGTCATCGGTGCTGCTGGCAGCAGCTTTGAGCGTCACAGACGTCGAGGTCGCGCCCTGCAAGTTGCCGGTGTCACCAGTGTAGGCAGATGCTGTCAGCGTGATGTTGCCACTCACAGCGCTCGGCGTGATGCTGGCCTGCGGCTCAAACACGCGCAGGTCGAATGAATACTTCGGGATGCTGTCGAATGTGATGGCGCTGATTGTCCAGCTCGCATCGGTTGCGCCACGCACCAGGCGCTGCGGCTGCAGGTCTTCCTGCACCAGGATCATGGTGTCAGCGCTCTGCGTCCAGACCAGGCTGGACAGCATGGCAGACGTGATGCTGGTGGTCAGGTAGGCATTGCCAGAGCCATTTATGTTGGTGATCTGCACGCCATCCTTGAAGACGTACATGCGCTGATCAGTGAAGCACAGCATGTAGCTGTCGGTGACCGAGAACTCAAACGGCACCAGGCGCACGCCGCTGCTGGCGGCGCTGGGCAGCTCGGCCATGTACTTCAAGCCAGGGCGACGACGCAGGCCGCCCTGCGGCTGCACCACCACGTTGGTGGCCTTGGCCAGGGCATTGTTGTATTGGGCCAGGTCAACCCTGGCGCGCAGCAGAGGGTCGAGCTCGCCTGTGCTGAAGCTCGTCTGGATGTCAACAAAGCGCGGCATGTCAGCCCCTCACAGCGATCAGGCTGAAGTCTTCGATGACTCGGGTCGGCTGGCCCTGGCCGTCAATGTTCATGGCTGTGCGCATGTAGCCACCGCGGCCATTCTCAGAGGCGGCACCGACAGCGATGCCCTGCCAGTATGCGGCGCGATCAGCCTGCTCGGTGACAGGCAGCGCCAGGTGCCAGGCCATCATGTACTTGAGCAGCTGCACGAAGTATTGCGGCATGGCGTATTCAGGGGTCTGGAACTGGTAGTCGATGAAGACATTTTCCAGGTTGGTCAGCAGCTTGTCGCCCTGGATTTCCCAATCCTTGCGAGGGTAAGCGCCGGGCGCGCTGGTGTCGTATACAGCACGGGGGCTGGCCAGGCGATCGCCGGGCAGCAGGTATTCGTAGCGCCAAACGCTGGTCGGGGTCGTCACCAGGCGGGCCAGTTGGATTTTCTTGAGCGTGAAGCTCCAGGGATACATCGTGAGCGCAGAGTCACGGATGTCAGGATACAGACGGTCGCACACGCTGGACTCATCGGTTCCATCGTTGAATGATGTGATTGCCTTCGCACCCAGCATCAGGAGTGCGTCTGAGCAGATTGTGATGCCGGTGTCGCCTGCAGCCATGTGAACCTCTCAATGTGAGAAGGGCCAGCCTCCGATTGCTCAGCGGCTGGCCCGATTGCCGATGACGACTATCAGTCGCTGTCGGTAGCCGACAGGGTGGTGCCGTCGGTCACGTCAACCACGCCAGAGGCGTTGGAGACCACATACACCAGGGTGACCACGGCGGTGGAGCCGGTCGAGGTCACGCAGTGGATGACGTCGCCCACTTCCAGCGTGTTAGCCAGGGCGTTGAAATAGCCCGAGGTGTTCACGTCGGCGATGGCGTCGGCGGTCTTGTACCCGTACATGGACGGGGCATTGCCGCGCTTGGCGGCACTGTAGGTGGTGAAACCGTCTGCAGAGAAAGCCATTTTCAGACCCTCCTATTAAGCGGCAGCCGCGGTGTCGCGGGCCGTGATCTTGACGATACCCTCGGCGTCGATCGCCACAGCACCGGCGGAGAACAGGGCATTGACAAGCCAGCTGGTCTTCTCGGGGATGTAGTTGATCTCGGTCTTGGGAGCGATGCCTTCTGCGTAGCCGATGGCGTCGCGGTGGAAGGCGTACAGCGTGCGGTCGTTGGAACCGTCGATGGGCAGGCCACCTTCGGAACGGTCGCCCAGAACGTGGAACGTGAAGCCCATGAACTGGTTGATCTCGCCTTGCACCAGAGCCTTCACAGTGTTGAAGTCCGAGCTGGTGACAGAGGTCTGCTCCAGCATCGCGGCCAGGGAATTGGCGTGGATGAGGATGTGACGACCGTCGGCGGGGACGTTCTTGGTGTTCAGGATCTTGGCGGCTTCGCGCAGCTTGGCAATGTTCATGTTGGTGTCGGTGCCACCAATGTCATTGCTCACAGTGCCGGTGCCAGAAGCGGCGGCCAGGGCGTCCAGGATCAGCTGATCTTGACGACGACCGATGGCAGCGCCAACCACTTGCACAAGCTCAGAGCGCTCGTCGAAGTTGACTTTCTGCTGGCTGAAAATGTCGCTGTATTCAGCGGCGTTCCAGTCGGACAGAGTGCAGGTGACGTTCGAGAAACCCACGTTCATGGGAGTCACGTCGGTCTGGGAAACGCGAGAAGTGGCGACACCACGACCCACTTTGGGGAACTTGACAGTGGAACCTTCGACACCACGACGCTGACGAACAGCACCCACCAGCATTGCTTTGCCCTGGTAGGCTTGTTTGACCTCTGCGTCGAAGAGCGTCACAAAGGCATTGCTCAAAGAAATGCTCATTTTGAAACCTCATTCGGTTGTTGGACAGGGTTGGTCGCATCGGTGTGCCAGTCGCCTGGGCCTTCGCTTGCTGGTTGCGCCAGCCACTCGTCGGCATCTCGCCGCGGTCAGGGCCGGTTGCCCGGTAGTCCTTGAATCAAATTGTAGGGCAGTTTGTACAAAACGCAACCGCAGCTCTTGACAAGCGAAAAAAAGCCCGGCACGAAGGCCGGGCGAGGTGGCAACCGCAGCTCACGCGGTTTCCTTGGAGAATCAGCCAGCGAACTGCTGGAACATGCGTTCAACCTTCTGACGGTAGGCCGGGTCGGTTTTGTACTTCGGGTCGCCGACCATGGCATAGAGCTCTTCCTTGCTGGGCGCGCCATCGATCGGTGCTGCCTCCACAGGGATGCGGCCCTCATAGGCTTCGCGCATCTTCATCAGGGCCATCATACCTTTGGCCGTGCCGCCCATGATCTTGAACTCTTCAAAATCATCAGGCCCCCAGATGCCCTTCTGCACCAGGCCACGGGCCCAGCCGACCATGCCATTGACGATGGCGTTGGCGTTGGGGCCGAGCGACTTGAGCTCTGCCTGGGTGTCAATGGCGGGCTCCGCCATGCTCTCGCCGAGCTTGTTGACCTCCTGCGCCAGCTCGTCGAAGGCTGCCTGCGAGATGCCCCACTTTTGCGCCCAGCCCACATAGGACTTGGCGAGCGGGTCCTGCTCGATGTCACCGGCCCAGGCGATGGCCCCGGTGTCGTATTTGCCGCCCTCTGGGGCTTTGTGCTTGCCGGTGCTCACCAGCTTGCGCATGTCGCTCCAGCTCTTGGCCATGGCCTCATAGTTGGCCTCACCCTTCTCGCCGTTCCAGAAGTTCTCCGGCAGCCAGTCCGGTCGCTCGATGGGAGCGCCAGGGTTCTGGCCAGGCTGCACGCCATCGTCGGCAGCCTTGTGGTCAATTTCCACTTGTTGTGGGTCTGCTTGTGTTTGAGCGTTTGGATCGTCAACGGTCACGCTGTCCAGTAGGCCGGTTGCACCGGGCTGGTCATTGGTGTCGGTGGTCATAGTTTCCTTGCTTGGTTGATCCGTGCCTCAATGTCCCGAACCACGTTTCTGCACCCTTCGGCGAAGAAAGCGTGGGACGGGTCTGCGCCCGGCACGGCGATGGGCACATCCACATACATCTGATGCAGCCAGGCAAGCAGAGCCTGGCCATCCTCAGTGCCGAAGACACGCAGGCACAGCCTGGCCATGTCCTCGCGCTTTTGCTCAACCGCCCTCACGTCAGGCGGTTGGCCAATCTGCTCAAGTTCTTCCCAACTCATGCGGCTGACCCTTCAGGTGCTGCGCCAGCTGCTTGGGCCTGCAGCATTGCAGCCTGCTGCATAGCGGCCTGCTGTTGCTGCTGCTCCAGCATGAATGCACGTTCGGCAGCGCTGTTACGCACCGCCGCGGGAACGCCGAGCTTGTCGCCCAGGAAGTCGATCATGTCGCCATACTTGATGGCCACAGTGCCTTCTGCGCCCATGCCCTGAGCGATCTGGGCGAACTGCAGCGCACTGTTCACTTCGTCCATGGCCTGGGCATTGGCCAGTGGGCTGGTCGGGCTGACCTTGACCTCCAGGCCGTTGACGCGCAGAGGCAGGTCGATCATGCCGCGGTCGTCCATGACCTCCAGGATCTTGGTCACGATCGGAATCATGGTCTCGTTGATCAGACGACCGAAGGCCGAGCCCAGGTTCTGCGACAGCTCTTTCATGCGCTCCACGATCTCGGTGGCCGATCGGGCGCTCATGTTCTCCGGCGGCAGCGACTCGTCGAGCAGGATGCGCTTGATGTTCTGCACCAGGTCGTTGATGACCAGCTGGGTGACGTTGAAGTCGCCAGAGCGCGGCAGGGCCTGCAGGCTGGGGCCTTGTGGGCCACCGTTGCGCGCCACGGGGATGATGCCGCCGGGCACGATCTTGACGGTGTTCGGATTGAGCACGCCGTCATCTGCAGCTGTGTACACCCCGGCCACGGCCAGGCTGGCGTTCTTGAGCAGCAGCTCTTTGGTCTTGTTGAGCGTCTTGATGTCGGGCAGCGCCGTCATCAGCGGGCCGCGGCCATAAATCTCACCGGCCACCTTCATGTAGCGCGAGATGACCCACGGGCTGGTCTTGATGCGACGGTAAACGATCTCGGCCTTGCTGTGCTTGTCGATGACGTGGTAGCAGTAGTCGCCGCGCCTGGCGTCAAACACCGTGGCCTCAAGCAGCTCGATGTCATCTGTCGGCTTGTCAGCGATGCGGCGGGCCAGCTCTTCGGGGATGTTGGCGTCTTTCCACTGACGCTGGATGCTCTCGCCCTTCATGCGCATGCGGCGATAGACGTTATCCACCTGGCCATTCGCGCCTTCCTCATAGCTCACCAGGAACAGCGGCACCGGGATGAAGTTGATGGCCTGCACGTCGTCGCCGGGCTGCACCATCATGCAGGCGGTGCCCACGGCCAGGTCCAGCAGGAACTCGCCCATGGCAATGTCGAAGTTGCTCTGTCGCAGCAGGGCGAACATCTTGTCGCCATAGACGTCCAGGATGGCCTGGGCCTGCGGCTTGCGATCGAACGGGATGTCTTGGCCAGGCTCCAGTCGGCACCACTTGCGCTGCGGCGGGAACACCACAGACTGCAGGCGGTTTGCAAAGCGCTGGGTGCTGTTGATGGCCGTCGAGTCAAAGACGCGCTGCATTTTTTTGCTGCCCGTGGCACCGCCTTCCCAGACGCCATACAGCTGGCGCTGTGGCAGGGCGAACTCATAGGCGTCCTGGTACAGCTGCTGGAACTCGTCTTTCTTGGTCTGGGCTGCAGCCTGGCGCTTGATGATCTCGTCAGGCGTCAGTCGCATGCCGCCCTTCACGTCGTTGTTGTATGCCATATCAGTCTTCCTTGTCCTGCAGCAGGTAGTTGGCCAGCATCATGCGCTCGGCCCGGCTCAATGCAGACTTGCTTTTCAGTCGTGCAGCCATCTGCGCGATCTGCTCTGGCGTCAGGTCTTCGTGCATCGGCTCACCATTGCGCTCGCCGTCTTGCTTTTCCTTGTCGTCTTTTTCAATGCTGATTTCAATCTTCATCACTTTGCTTCCTTCATGAGGCCATGCTTGCGCTGTGCGCGCTGCTCAGACAGACCAATGGCGATGGCCTGCTTGCGGCTGGTCACCTTCTGGCCGCTGGAGCTCTTGAGTGTGCCGACCTTGTATTCGTGCATCACCTTCTCAACCTTGTCCGTCTTCATCATCCGACTCCTAAAGTTTGATCTGCACCCAGCGCGCCAGCCACGCCGATTGATCCTGCGCCTCCGAGCTTCGGAACTGCAGCAGCGTCGCCCATGGCGGCATTGATGATGCTGTCCCTGGCCGCGACACCGCGGCGAGCCCTGCGGCGGCCAGCGATCTTCTCGGCAGACTCACGCTGCACAGCCTCTGTCTCGCTTCTGACGCGCTCAGCGTTGGCTGCAAATTGCGCCTCAGACTCAGCCTTCTGCTTGGCCAGCTCTTTTTGTTGCTGCTCAGCCTGGGCGGCCATTGCCCTGGCCTGTTCTTGCGCTCGCGTCTGGGCCTGCTCAAACGCTGCCTTCTGCGACTGCAGCGACTGCTGCTCTTTGGCGAACATGGCGTCGATCTCGGCCTGCGCTGCCTTGAACTGATCAGTGGTCGTGGCCTTCGTCGTCTCAAATTGCGACTGGAACTCGCGCTCCAGGCGTTCCTGCTCTTTCAGAAATGAGTCGATCTCAGCCTGGGCCACGCCAGCGCTGCGCATCTGGTTGACGACAGCGGAGAAGTCGTAAGCCATTTATGCCCCCAGCATGGTTTTCGGCTTTGTCTCGTCCGTGGTGGCCAGGCCAGCCAGGCCAATCTCGGGCGTCATGCGGGCAGAAGACAGCAGGGCGCGGCGGCCACTGCGTCGGCGAGCCGTCATCTGCGCAGACTCGCGCTCTGCGACCTTGCGGCGCTCAGCCTCCAGGGCAGCGGCCTGATCAGCTGCTGCTTTTTCCATGGTCGCCTTCTGCTCGGCGTACTGCTTTTGCTGCTGGCTCAGTTGCACCTGCGCCAGGTCAGCCGCCTGCTTTTGCTGCGTGGTCAGGTTCTCCATGAGCTTCTGCTGCTCTTGGGCCGACAGCTGCATCTGCTGCATGCGCTGTTGGGCGTCTGTTTTTTGCTGGACAAGCAGCTCCTGGTTCTGTTTGGCCTGGGCGTCATAGGCTGCCTGCTGCTGAGCACGGGCTGCAGCGGCCTCAGCCGCCGCCTGCTCGCGCGCTTTGGTGGCCTGGCCGATCGCCTCAGCCCTGGCCAGCTCGGATTGACGCTGCGCCTCAGCTGCCGCGGCCTTTTGCTGCTTTGCGACGTCTGTGGCCGCGCGGGCAGTGTCAACACCAGCACCGATCTTTGCACCCTGCACAGCGCCAGCAGGACCGCCGACCATAAAGCCAACAGTGCCGCCAACAATCGTGCCCGCCAGTTTTTTTACAGTTCCGCCCATCACACCCTCACGAATAAAAAATGGTCACTCTGGTCGTCGCCGTACTTGCGCATCAGCGCTTCCACGGTGAACCCCAAAGCAAACGCCCACCGCACGGCCTCATTTGAGGCCGAGTGTACGGTCATCTGCACGCGGTGCAAAAAATGCGATTTCACTGTGATATTGAGCACATTCCTGACGGCGCGGGTCAGCAGGAGGGGGTTGCGTTTGGCCAGGTCGTGGTTGATCACGGTCCAGGCCTCGCCGACATGGCACGAAATCAGCACAATGCCGCACAGGCACAGCACCTGGTCGCCGACCATGAGCACGGCAGCGGGTCCGGCCATAGCCTGCTCGGTCAGCTGGATGGCGTCGTGGCCAGCCAGTCCCGGGTGGAAGTCAACCCAGCGCGCGCCGGGCGGCAGGCGCATGCTGGAATTGAACAGATCGGCGCTCATCCGAAGATGTCGAAGTCCGTTTTTGCCACGGCCAGCTTGGGCATGCTGCCGCCGAGCTGCTGCGTGCGGGTCATGCGGTTGTATTCCCCGCCGCCGAGCATCAGGTAGCCAAAAGAGTCACCGATGTGCGAGTGCTCGTTCTTGTTGGGGGCGTCGCGGAAGCGTTCTTGCCCCGCTCCGACCGCAACACGCTTAAAATGGTACCCGCCGCCCAGGGCTTTGCGGAGAAGCTTGCATTCTCTGTTCACAATGAGCCCGGGTTTACCCTGAATCAGGCGCTGCATGGGGGCGGCAGACGCTTCGCGGCGCACTTTGAAGTCGTTGCTGGCCGTTGGCTGGGCTCTGAGCCCCAGGGTTCGCAGGAATTCAAAGGCGGTGACCTCATAAATGGCGTCACGGGCCTGGCCAGCAGGGTCTCCCCAGACCAAAATCTGGTGATTCGGGTATCGGCTGTTCAATTCGGTCAGCAGCTGCAGGCCAAAACGCTCCAGGCCCATGTCGAAAGTGACGATTTCCTGGTGAATCTGCCACTGGCCATTTGGCATGCGCTGGCCAATGGTCGCCGCGGGCGTCAAACCGAAGTCCAGACCGATCTGAATGGGCACCGTGGGGTCCACAGTGGTGTCGCCAGACATGGTGGAATCGTCATATTCAGGCCAGACAGGGCGGCCTTCCTGCACATAGGTGTACTCGCCCCCGGCATAGCAGCGAATCCAGTCCAGCGTCTTGCCAAGCAGCATCTGCGGGTAATAGCCGGGCGGGAGGTTGCCCAGGTTTTCGGCCTTGGGGTTGACCTTCCACCACTTGCCAGCCGAGAAAATGTGGTCGTTGGCCTCTGGAAACTCGGGCAGGTCCTCGGGATCGACGGGCACCACGCCGCCTGGCTGCTTCCAGAACTTCCAGGCATACGGCCCGGTCATCTTTTCTTTCTCGGCCATGCGATGCCACCAGTGGTCATCGTCCATTGGGTTGGTGTCCATGATGATCCCGTGCCAGGTGGCACCGCCATCGCGCTTGGTCGGGTAGCGACCGACCCGGTGCGTCAGGCCGTCAATCACAGCCTTGGGCAGCTCGCGCGCTTCGTTGACCCAGGCACCCGTGAGCTCCAGCGACAGCAGCTTCCTGACGTCCTTGGGCTGGTCCAGGGCCAGGAAGATGACCTCGCAGTCAATGCCAGCCGCGCCATCTCGGGCGGGCAGTCGGATGTGGTGGGTGATCGGAGGCGTCCACAGCATCGGGCCGAATGTGGACTCGGGGAACAGGTCGAGCCAGGTCTTGATCGTGGTGGTCTTCAGCATGGGATAGCTGTTTCGCACGATGGCAAAGCGCGTGTATTTGATGCCGTCAATGGGCGAGGGCTTTTGCTCCACCGCCTTCTTGAAGATCTTGGCCGCGCAGGCGTAGGACTTTCCAGAGCCCACCGGGCCCATCATGCCCTGGACGAAGGCGTTGTTCTGGAAAAAGTCATACACCACTGGGCTGCTGCTGAAGTTCAGGTTCAGCCCGCCCGGCGGCAGCGCCTTCTGGCTCTGTTCTTTGGTCTTGCTCATTCGTCGTCTTTCATACGCACAGCACCCTCAGGAGCCTGCACGGTGATTCCAATCACGCTGGGCTTGTCAGACTCGTCTGGGCTGTCCAGCAGACCGCTGGCCTTGGCCAAGATCCGCAGCACCCCAACCTTGTCATAAAGCTCGATCTCAAGGGTCGAGTTGCCATCCCGGTCTGTCTTGACCCGGATGTTCTTGATCGCCGTCAGCGCATGCTCAGGAATGTCCGAGGCACGCTTGACGCGCACGTTGCCATCCTCATCCCAGGTCATGATGTCAGTGATCTTGGTGTTGGCCATGCACAGCAGCGCATAGGCCACCGCTTCCCGGTTGCCAGCCAGGGTCGCGGATCGCTCCAGACGCCGCTCAATCGAGCGCGTCCCACCCCAGCCAGCCACGCTGGGGATCTGAGTCGGGTGCTTACTGCGTGCCATCCCGCGCCTTCAGCATGGCGTCTGCCATGCGGTACGCCGCATCAGCCGTCCCCCTGTGCGAAACATCTGCACGCCATTCAGGGTCAGCCAGGTACCCCTGCATCGCCTTGGCCGCGAAGTAGTCGCGTATGGTCATGCCGGCATGGGCTGGATATGTGATGTTAGGGTCAAGGTCATCAACGCTAAACGGCCTTGAAAACGCGCGCTCACTGGTGTCAGAACGGGATGTCATCGTCAGCCTCCGTCACAAACGCATTGCCCTTGGCCACCGAGTGCTCACTGATCGGCTTGGCAGCAGGGGCTTCAATCTGCTTGCCAATCTTCACCGATACCCAGGTCTCTCCAGCCTGCGTCTTCTTCGGATTCACATCCAGCCAATGCACCGACCCATCAGGCAGCATCACCTTGCCCTTGAACGCAGGGTGCCAATCCTCCGTCTTCTTGTCGTTCTTGAAGGCAGAGCCCTGCCCAGGTTTCATCTCGTATGCCATGTCAGTCCTTTCAGATGGCAGTTTACAAAGTCACAGTTTGTTTTCGTCAATACGGTGGTCGCCGCACCAGTCGGTCATGTACACCACCGGGTAGCCACCCATGGTCGGCGCATGGCGGCGGCAGCGGCCAATCTCTTGTTGGCCAGGATGCGACACCAGGCCAGTCGGCTCCTTCTTCACAAACCACATGCAGGTCTGGCAGCGCATGCCAGCAGACCGATGACGCCAGGGATCAGCAGCCTCTGGATTGAGTTGGGCAGCCTTTGCCGCCATCTTGGCGTTGTATTCCTTCATTTCAACCTCAGTCATCTGACGGATAGCTCCAGGTTGGTATTGCTCATTCATGGGAAAAGCCTTTCTGTGGAAAAGTTGGGGAAAAATTGGGGGAGACCCCCACTAGCGCTATGGTAGGGGGGAGGGGGAAAGGGTGGTCGCGCGTCATGTCGCAGGCGCGCGGGCCCGATACCGCAGGCGTTGACGCGCGCGTTGAGGCGGCCTGGCTTCCCTGGGGACACGCTGCTGACCCCCCTGGCTGCGCACACGGCTGGCACCTGTACAAACCCCAACCGTTCGTTTGGCTTTGGCACAGACGCGATAGGAGGCCGTAGGAGCGCTTGGAAGCCCTTGTGGCTACCCTCGCCTCACCCACCACCCGATCGCGCCTTGTAGCGCCTTCCAGGTGCCTTCCTGAGCCTCTGGTCATCGCGTGTCCCGGTGCAGTTGCAGGATGCTGTCTGCCAGGACGCGGCTGGTCGGGTTCAGTCCCTCAGCGCGAAACAGCGGCAGCAGGTGCTCAAGGCAATCCGCGATCTGTTCGGGCGTCATCCTCGCTTCAATCAACGAATCGAAATCAGAAACATCGAGGTTGCCCAGAACATTAGGTTTATCTTTAATCTTTAACTCTATAACCTCTATAACCTTATCTCTACTATGTTCTTCTTGTGTTCGTGCAACCTCTGGAGGTAGCCAGTGAGGTTGCCTATGGAGGCTTTCTTGGTTGCCTATGTGAGCGTCCTGATTGGCAACCTCTGGGGGTTGCCTATGTGCTTGAGTTGTTGACAGCTTGTCCACATCCTTGGAGCGCTTCTGTTTGGTCTTGGCGATCTCATCTTTCATCGCTTTGACGGTCCTGGTCTGTCCTGTTGATGGCATGGTTCTCTCCGGTTTTGGGTTGGGGTTCTTGAGTGCTTTGGCGACCAGCTGGGCGATCCTGCGCTGGCCTTCTGGGTCGATGGGTTCGTTCATCTCTCTGTCCTGCTGCTCCTTTATGGCTGGTGGTCTGGTGTCCTCGTACCGGCTGGTGATGGCCATGGCGGTCTCTGCGTCCACGGTCTCGTCGAAGATGACCCGGATGGTGTTGGCCCTGGCTCCTCGGAAGCCCTTGGCGATGACTTCGATGTACCCGGCTGCCTGCAGCTTGGTCATCTGCTTGGTGACTGCCTGGCGGCTCACGCCCAGGTCTGTGCCCAGCTTGGTCTGGCCGACCCAGGTGATGCCTGCCCGGTTGCAGTAGCTGCACAGCAGGATCAGCACGCGCAGCATCCCCTCGGTCAGCTTCCTGTCGGTGCATGCGCGGATCGGGATGACGGCCAGCTTCCTCTGGTCTGGCAGCGGGTCCTTCTCCCTGACCTTGGGCCTCTTTGGCAGCTGGAATGCGATCGGCTCAGCCACAGCGTTCATCCCGCTTGATCCTGTGCATCAGCTGCCTGACCGCCTGCTCGGCTCCAGGCCAGTAGATCCTGTCCAGAGCAGCCAAGCGGCGGTCGATGACTGCCTTGTCTCGGTTGACCTCCCAGGTCGTCAGCAGCACCCTGGCCTCGCCCTCCAGCAGCGTTGTCCTGTCCGGCTCGACCGGGCCTCTGTGCTTGGGGTAGTGGGGTTTCCATGGGCGCTTCACTTCTTCCCTTCCCGCTTGGCCTGCAGCCGCAGCTCCTTGGCCAAGACCTTGCGGCCCAGATCGGTGATGACGCTGCCAGCAGTCACCAGCCCCCTGCGCCTGAGCGACCAGTATGTGACCCAGCTGCCGGGCACCTTGTTGTCCAGCTTGAAGCGCCAGCCCATGGCGAAGTGCTTGAGCATGAAAACTTGATGGTTGGACAGGCTCATCTGCACCACCTGCGCCAGCTGTTCCAGGTTGTGACCTCGCAGTCAACCTCCCACACCTGCACGCCAGTGATCGTGGCCTGGTGGCGGCGCAGCTTGCGCATGCCCTTGAGGTAGATCTGCCTGGCCCGCTCCTTGGTGCAGCCCAGCGCCTCGCCTGCCTCCTCGAGGGTTTCTTCTTCGTGGGCGATCAGCTTGATGGCCAGCATCTCCCGGTCTGTCAGCGGCGCGTCAGCCAGGATCTTGAACAGCAGATCCTTGGCCTCGAGCAGGCTCATGTCGTCCTGCAGCTGCCATGACCACAGATGCCTGGGCAGCTCGGGCAGCTCATCATCTCGGCTGTACCAGATGGTTTTGACCTCGCTGGGCAGGGATGTGACCTGCAGCTGTCCGTAATACGGTGACCGGCTCATGCGATGGCCCTCGCTTTCTTGTGCCGGATCGCCTTGGCCACGATCTGCACGGCTTCATCCAGCTCTGCGATGTTGCAGGTGTCCAGCTGCTGGTCGTGGATGTCCATGCCGATGTTCATGGCCACCAGCTCGGGGCCGGTGAAGCGGAAGACACCCTTGGCCAGTGAGCGCTTGCCCATGGCATGCACGGCGTCCTGGGCTGCCTTGATCTCGGCTGCCAGATGCCCGCCCAGCTTTTCCGGGTTGACCGTGGCCAGCGCCTCGGCCATGTTCATGGCTGCGATCAGCACGTCAACGGTGTCCCGGTTGGCCTCGCCAGCGGTCATATCGAACATGGCCTGGTGGTTCTTGATCTTCAGGCTGACGGCGTGCTCGTTCTCGCGCATGGGCTGGAACCCGGACAGCACCCACTGCACCGGGTTGACCAGCTGCTGCCGGGGCTTGTACTTGCTGCGCTTACGCATGGCCACCCCTTGCCGGGCATGCGCGGCCCTGATTGCAGTCACCGTGGCATGGCGGGCAGGTTTTGGCTGCCTGCCCCCTTGCGCGGATGGCCTCTCGGCAGTCATAGGCTGTGCCATCGTCTTGCCACAGCCCATCACACACTTTCGCACACGCCTCGCGCTCGGCAGCAGCGACAAGGGCGGCGAAGCGTTCAATCTGGGCCACACCGAAAAGATCGGGCGTAGCGTGATGGTCAATCGGCGTGTTACTAACCTCCCGCGCCATGCGGATGATGTCTTCGCGGTTCATTTTTTCCCCTTGCTGTTGCGCTTGATCCAGCAGCTGGCGCAGTACCAGCGGCCCGGCCCCATCTGCACGCCACCCTCTGGCGGCTGCCTGCTCTCGCATTTGTCGCAAAACCGCAGCTGGTGGCTGTGCCGCGGCGTGTTCTTCAACGTCATTGCCTTCACTTCAAAACCTCATGCACATAGACCTCAACCCTGGGCTCGAGGCTGTATTTCTTCTCGGCCACCAGCTTGATGACCTGCTTGTCGTCTTCGTAGATGACGCCGTTGAGGGCGTCCAGCACGGCCTTGGCCACGTTGTCCAGGTCCGGCTTGCCTGGGATGAGCTCACCGTCCAGCGCCTGCAGCTGCTTGCGCTTGGACCAGCTCGGCGGGATGGCGTGATGCGCCACCACGCGCAGGCTCATCGGCGTGGTCAGCACAGGCCAGTCACCGCGGGCCTTCTCTGCCAGGCGGGCGATCTCGGCCTCGTATGCCATGGTCGCTGCCGGGGTGTACATGCGCACAAAGCCGCCCCGGCTGCTCGCCCTGGGCCTGCCCTTGCCCCTGGGCTCGCCGTACACCACGAAATAGATGGCCGCGCTCACAGCAGCCCCGCCTGGCGCATGGCCTCAACAAATGCCTCGATGTCCGGGCACGGCAGATCGCGCCAGCTGGCACCGTCGCCAGTCATGAACAGCGCCTCGTTGAGCACGTCCTCGGGCACTGGCTGGCCGTCCTTGGCCATGTCCAGCAGCTTGGTGGCTTCCTGGTAGGTCATTTAAACAGCCCCTGCCATGGGCTGGCCAGCACCCGCCAAGCCTTGCCCCGTCTGATCTTGGTGATCCAGCTCTTGCTGACGCCAAACTTCTCGGCCAGCACTGGCGCTGGCTCATCACTCAGGCGGATTTCCTGGGCCTTTTCCTCGTCCAGCTTGGCCAGGCCAGCCTCGACCCGGAACTTGCGCAGTTTGTTGGCCGTCACCATGCTGACCTTACGCTTCTTGCCCATGGCTCGCATGTGCAGCGCCTGGCTCTTGTAGAGCGTGTGGTCAGGGTTAACGCAGCGGGTGTTGCCACAGCTGTTGCCATAGTGGCCATCAGGCTGGGACTGACCAGTCAACAACTCACGCAGCACGCGGCGCACGCTGACCATCTTCTTGAGCCCGCCAGGGTAGCCAATGACCTGGGGCGTGTTGTTCTGCATGTATCCCTGCCATTCCCAGCATTCACCAACCTCGATGCAGCGGGCCTTCAAGCTGTCAACGGTGTGTGTGATTCTCGGTCTGCTCACTGCTTGGCCCCCATCAGGAACTTCTGCAGGCGAGGGTTGAGCTCGCCGTAGCGTGGCTGCAGCTGGTCGCGCACGCACTGGTCAATGAGGCTCGACAGGCTGCGCCTCTGGTCTTCTGCTGCCCGCGTCAGCAGCTGGCGGGTGTCCGGGTGGAGCCGCGCCAGAACGGGTATGCGTTTGTTGTCCATGGGTCAGAAGTGTAGTCGTTCCGATATCAGGTTAACAGATGGCCAGCAATTATTTTTTCAAACCTAGGGAAAGTACCTATGTTTTTGTGTGTTTGTGGGCTTGTTGGGTGATATCAAAACCTTGTTACAATGGAGCCATGTTCAACGCGCAGATGAAGCGCAAGGAGTTGCAAACATGACCACCACCATCATCACCAGCACCGGCACCACAGACGCTGGCAAGTATTTCGAGGTTGACTGCGGCAAGACATCTGCCCACGTCTACATCAGCAACGCTGGCTACATCAACGTCTGCTGCAAGAACGCATCACACAGGGCCTGGAAGGCCAGTGGCCGTTACTTCCGCACCTTTGACGAAGCTCTGGCTGGCTACAAGTCGGCAGAGATGAAGGCCATCATTAGCGCTGTGATGGAGGCTTGATCATGTACCTCATCACTGACACATACGGCACCCGTCAGCGAGCCTGGTCCCGCACTGAGGCCCTGGCATGGCTCTCCAAGTGCAGCGACACCGCCTGGGTGCATGACTGCTTTGGCCGCCTGGTCGCCACCCGCATCGTGGAGGCCTGACATGAACCACGCCCGCAACCTGCAGACCATCCAGAACAATCTGGCCATGTTCCAGGGCTATGCCAAGGCCGACCCCAGCGCCTGGAACTGTGGCCGAGTCGTGGCCCTTTCTGAGGCCCTGGAGGACTACAAGCGCCACATGGCTGGCGAGATCGAGCGCCATGAGATGTGCTGGACAGCCATCGAGCTCACCATGGACATGCCCGCCTGGGGCACGGCTGGAACTTGAGGGGATGGCCATGAAATTCGTCGCCTATTACCGCGTCTCCACCGACCGCCAGGGCCAGTCTGGCCTGGGGCTGGACGCCCAGCGCGAGGCAGTCTCCCGCCACATTGGCCAGGCCGAGCTGGTCGCTGAGTTCACCGAGGTCGAGTCTGGCCGCAAGAATGACCGCGAGCAGCTGGCTCACGCCCTGAGCCTGGCCAAGCGTACAAAGGCCACCCTGGTGATCGCCAAGCTCGACCGCCTGGCCCGTAACGTCCACTTCATCAGCGGCCTGCTGGAGTCCAATGTGCCCTTCGTCTGTGCCGACATGCCCGAGGCTGACCGCACCTTCCTGCAGATGATGGCCGTCTTCGCTGAGTGGGAGGCGCGCAAGATCAGCGAGCGCACGAAGGCTGCGCTGGCCCAGGTCAAGGCCCAGGGTCGCAAGCTGGGCAGCCCGACGCCCGAGCTGGGCAGTGCTGCTGGCATCGCCAAACTGCAGGCCAAGGCCGACCGGTATGCCGAGCGCGTCGGCCCGGTGGTGCGCGAGATCATCGCCAAGACCGGGGCAAATACCCTGCGCGACATCGCCGAGGTGCTGCAGGCCCGCGGCATTGAGACACCCCGCGGGGGCTGCGTCTGGCATGCCAGCCAGGTTAGCAACCTGCTCAAGCGGATCTGACATGGACTGGCTGCTTGTCTTTGTTGTGCTCTGCGTGGTTGGCCAGCTGTGCCTGCCACTGATCGGCCACTGGCGCATGAGCCAGGCCGAGCGAAACGCGGCCAAGCGCCAGGAACTGATTGCCCACGCTGCCAGGGCACAAGAGATGGCAGCACAAAAGTTTGGAGAATGAGATGAGCATCAAGGAAATCGCCGAGGCAGTCGTGTGCTGCGCCCTGTTTGCCTTCTGGGGCGTGTTGCTGGCATGGAGGGGCTGATCATGAACGCACGCCGCACCGTCCCCACACACCCGCTGCTGCAGGGCAGACCATACACCCCGGCTGCAGCCACAGACATCACCAAAACCTGGCTGCGCCATGGCTGGCAGCCGCCATGCCGCCAGGCCCAGGAAGAGGCCAAGATGCGCCTCAATCCCATGGGAGTGCCAGCATGAGCCAGACCACCCAGATCCTCGACATGCTCAAGCGCGGCCCGGTCACCGCCATGGATGCGCTGCAGCAGGCTGGCTGCTTTCGCCTGGCCGCCCGCATCGCCGACCTGCGCCAGCAGGGCCACCACATCGAGACCGAGACCATCGAGGTCAACGGCAAGCACATCGCCCAATATCAACTGAAGGAGAAATCATGGCTGGAAAATTGACAGACGACCGCGAGATGTCCGCATCCCGCCTGCCGGGCCTCATGGGGTTCAGCAAATACAGCACGCCCAATGATGAGCTGCAGTTCAGCATCAACGCGATCGACGGCAAGGAGCGCCCCGACATCGGCAACGAAGCCATGGCCTGGGGCAACACCCTGGAGCCGGTGATCCTGGCCGAAGCCTGCCAGCGCCTGGGCATCGAGGGCAAGTTCGACATCACCGAGCCCTACAAAAGCCGCACCATCGCGCTGCAGTGCAGCCTGGACGGCATCGGGTACGGCAACGGCCTGGAGATCACCACAGACCCCGACAAGGGCATCTTTGTGGTGGGCCAGGACAGCATCAAGCTCGACGGCCCTGGAGTGCTGGAGGCCAAGCTCACGAAGACCATGCCCGAAGAGACGCCGCACCTGGCGCGCGGCCCCATCCAACTGCAGGGCCAGATGCTGGTCACCGGCCACAAATGGGGCGCGGTTTGCGTGCTTTACCAGGGCATTGAGATGCGCGTGTTCCTGTTCGCTCCGCACTCGCAGACCCAGGACGCCATCGTCAAGGCGGTCAAGGACTTCGACGCCAGGCTTGAGACCTACCGCCAGACGGGTGGCATCGAGTGGTACCCACCAGCCAGCAGCAAGGACATGGACCGCATGTTCCCTGTGGCCGCCGAGAAACAGGAAGTCGAGCTGCTGCCCGAGGCCGAGCAGTGGGTGGGCGTCATCCTGCAGGCACAGGCTGACATCCGTGAGGCCGAGTCCAGTATCGAAAAAGCTGAAAAAAAGCTGAAAAAAATGTTGGGACAGGCCGAGCTTGGCCGTGTTGGCAACGTGCTGGTCAAGTGGCCGATGCGCCACTATGCAGCCAAGCCTGCGCGCATGGTCGCGGCCAAAGAAGCGTACAGCGTGCGCCAGTCCACGCTGTCTGTGAAAGAGCTGCAATGAACATGATCGACCACCCTACCATCGCCCCGTTTTATGAGGCCGCCGTCGTGGCGTTTCTGAATGCCTGCCCGACCGCCGAGGAACATGAGGCCGAGGCGTTCGTGGACGCCATGGCCGAGCTCATCATCACCACCCTGAAAACCTACGTCGAGGAAAATCATGACAGCACTGACAACCACTGACCGCCGCGGCTTTGCCCCGGCCACCATCACCGAGGCCATCCAGTTCAGCGAGATGCTGGCCAGCAGCCAGATGGTCCCACGCGCCTACCAAGGCAAGCCGCAGGACATCATGGTCTGCGTGCAATGGGGCTATGAGATTGGCCTGGCCCCCATGCAGGCGCTGCAGAACATCGCCGTGATCAACGGCAAGCCCAGCGTGTACGGCGACGCAGCCATGGCCCTGGTGCAGGCCAGCCCGGTCTGCGAGGACGTCGAGGAATACTTTGAGGGCGAGGGCACACCCAACCCGGTGGCCGTCTGTGTGGCCAAGCGCAAGGGCCGCAAGCCTGTGGTCTCCAAGTTCTCGGTGGAGGACGCAAAGCGAGCTGGCCTGTGGGGCAAGCAGGGCCCATGGCAGGCATATCCCAAGCGCATGTTGGCCATGCGTGCCCGCGGCTTTGCGCTGCGCGATGCCTTCCCTGACGTGCTCAAGGGCCTGATCACCGCCGAGGAAGCCCAGGACTACCCGGACGAAGCCAAGCCACGCCAGGCCAAGGACATCACGCCACGCAACCCGCTGGACGTGATCGCACCCCCGGAGATCCCGGCAGTGACCAGCGAGCCAGCCGTTATTGAGGCCGCCTTCGCTGCCGACCAGGAGGCCGAGGCCGTCAACGCACTGGTGGCAGAAGCGACCGCCGAAGGCCTGGAAGTCGTGGACATTCCAGAGGTCACTGTCACGCCGGAGACAGAGCCTGTCGCGACAGAGCAACAGCCAGAGCCGGTGGCCGCGGTTGGCTTTGCGCTGCTGGTGCCTGGCAAGGATGAGCCCGTCAGCGTGCATGCCAGCCTGGACGAATGGGGTGAGGCTTATGAGGCCATGGCCGACAAGATCGCCAAGGCAGGCAAGCGGCCAGCACGCGAGCGCATGACCATACTTCGCGAGTTCAAGGAGGCCAATGAGACCACGCTCAAGCGCATCGACACCGTGCTGAGGGTCAGGCACACGGCTGCGTACAGCCAGCGCCTGAAGGCCCTGGGCGCGGCTCAGTAAATCAGCGGGCCACGCCCTTTGTCTTCTCAAATGAGCGCATCCCGGCAATGCCCAGGATGCCGCTGAGAATCACCCACAGCTCGTCTGCCTTCAGCACTGGCGGTGGCTGCAGGTTGCTGGGAATCCAGCCCATGCCCTGCAGCCATGTCCACACCCACAGCAGCAGCGGGTACAGCAGGAACTGATAGGCGAGGGCGGCTGCACCGATCCAGCCGATGGCCGGACGCCACCCAGCAACGAAGACGCTGGCGTGCGCTGCCTCCACCTTGTTGACTTCAATCTGCGCCATGTCGCCAGCCTGGTCGAGCTTGCGGCCCTCAAGCTCCAGCTGCATGCGCTCCTTGTCCGTGGTGATCAGGTCGCCAGCAACCTTGCCGACCGACTCAATGACGCTGCCAATGCCGAGCAGATTCATGCCACGCCCTCCAGCGTCCTGTTGATCCAACCCAGCAGGAACTTTTGCTGTGTGCGGTCGCGGGTCACGATGTCCCTATACCGGGCGATCTTGGCCAGCGCATACGCCATCACAAACTTGTCTTCGGGATAGGCGTTGAGCGCGGCCACGGTCTTGTCGCCGATCACACCGTCAGGCGTTGCGCCGACCACCAGCTGCGCGAGCTTGCGGGCCACTGCGCCAGCGTTGACATGGAAGTCGAAGATGGCCTGTGCGATGGCCTGGCTCCCGATCTGGTCGCCACGGATGGTGTTCCAGTAATTGGCCAGGTAAAAGTCCCTGACCAGTTGGGCGGGCACCTGATCGCCGTTGTCGATGATCTGCCAGCCTGGCCATTGGGGATTCATGTTGCGGGCGATGCCAGCGTAAGTCATGCCGCCCCGGTCACCCGACACGCTGTGCAGCACATAGCCGCCCTCGTTGCGGATCATGGCCTCATAAGCTGTGGCGAAGTCGGCCATCAGTTTTTCCAGTGACTGGTCAGCCAGCCAATGAAACCACCAGCTGCCGACGCGATGGTCATGCCCATCCAGAAGCCGCCCTTGCTTTTGTTGGCCAGTTCAAGCAGCTCGCTGATCTGCTGTTCCATCTTGTCAATCTTCTTGTCCATGTTCTGGACGCGCTCCCACAGCACGCCATACCTTACGGGGTCGATTTCATTTGGCTCCACGGGTCATGGTCTTTCTGCCAACAGGCTCAATTGGAATGTGTACTTGGCTCGTCCGCAGGCAGCGGCTGATTTCCTTCTGCCAGCCAAGCCAGATAGGCCTGATTTTGTTTGCGCTTCATGTGTGCAATCCTCATTTTTTCTCTGGTTTCTGGACTGTGCTTACGGCCAGCCATGTGGTTGAGTGCGCCGCGCTGTGCATCACCAATACGTTGCTTGGTTTGATTGGACATTGCAGAACCACGGCGACCGTTGCCTCGACCTCGCTTTGAGTCGGAAATGCGTTTGCGAGTTTCTTCAGATAGTTTTCTTCCGCGCTGCGCTTCTCCAACTTTGCGCCGTGTTTCATCGGACATCTTTCGGCCCAGCTTTGCTTGACGAAGTTTGTCTCGATGTGCGTCTGTAAACATTGGCACATTAGGACAAAGCCGCATTTGATGGCTCACCTGCTCGGCATACTCTTGACGGGCGATGGCGTAAGTCGTGGAGTTAACATGACCGTACTTGCCAAAGTTGCTCATCATGAAGAATGCACGGGCAGCAGAGCCACCAATCGCACGGGCCAGCATCCAGTGGGCAATGTAATGTTGACGGGCTGTCAGCCGAATCAGGTTGTCAGCATCATCTGAACCGCCAAGGCTGCGAGGCACAATGTGATGCACCTCGGCATAGCCATCCACGGACTGCCCACGCAGGGAGTTGATGAATTGCGTATAGCGGTTGTAGTGATGCTGGCTTTGAATCATGGCAGCAACTTAGCGATGATTTCTGCAACCCATTTATCCGTCACCACACCGCCTTCTTCGGCTGGCTCTGGCTTGTTGCCTTCTTGAAGCCATTTAGCAAATTGCTTGGCATCGCTGTTCGCGGGGTCGAAGGGGATGAACGCATTGTCGGACAGGCGAACAACGGCTCTGTCGTTGTGCTCAAATACTTTGTACATATCAAAGCTCTATTGAAAGTTGGGCCACACCGTCGCCAGAATAGAAGCACTGCGCCGTAGCAGTTCCAGTAAAACCAATTGCAAAGAAATCAGGATTAGTGTCGGCAAACCCAATTGAGCCCGCAGAGATGTTTGCAGTTGTTGCTGGGTTTGTAAGAATTGTCCCGGCAGGGGAGGCCCGCATGGTCACCGGAGTTTTCAATTGAGAACTAAGATAGTTACCGTTGCTTGCGTTGTAACCACGGAAGGCTGGAATGGTGAACTTCCAGTAATACCTCTGACACATAATCAACTCACGCCCGTAGTCCCTGCGCTCAAACGGGGTGGCAACTGATCCAGCTTCAAGCTGGACGCCGGTGATGTAGAAGGTGGCGCCAGAGGTGCCGACTACGCTGGTTGCTCCCGTTGCCGAGAGATATGCGGCAGCAGCCCAAGCACCTGCGGCTCCGCTGTATGTTGAGCCAACACCCAACCCTAAGTAGATTTCAAGTCCAATGCCGTTGTCTTTTACCCATGTTCCGCCTTGATCGCCAGCAACAGTTACGGTTTTGAACTCCCATGTGTTTGCACTGTTGATGGTGTAAGTGAACGGATAGGAACGATTTTGGGCATAGTTAGAAAACGCGCCACCGAACGTCCCAGTCAGAGATGACTTAACCCAAAATGAAAGCGTTACAGACGCAGCGGAAGCTGTGCCCCAAGCTAAATCTGCTACGTTGTAACCCTCAATGTAGTATTGCAGTCCTTCGTAATCGCTGGTGGCGACAGAATACGCAGACAGAGAAGTTACCTTCAAACTGTTTGAGAAACCGGCCGGGGTTGATCCAGACTCGTAGTTTGAGGCGCCCGAGTCGACGCCGTTCTTTTGCTGAGTCGAAAACTTACCAACTGCACCACTGTTTGCGATTGCCTTCCAGCGGTCGGCGATGAAATTGCCGCCAGCAGAAGTCGTCACACTCGCCCCAGCGTTCCTCTGGTCAATCCGCATGTCGCCATTAATAATGCGGTTGCGGAAACTCAGCGAGCCGCCGTCATAGGCGCTGGCCAGTTCTGCTAATTCTCTTGAGCGTCCCATTTATGCGGCTCCTTTCAGTGCGGCCACATCGGCCTTGAGTTGTTCGATGATGGCTTGCTGCTCTTGAATTGCAGCGGTCAGAGTAGCCACCAAGAAGCTGGTGTCGATGCCTTGGTAGACCGGTTTGCCTTCAGCATCCACAGCGTCTTTCTCGCCAGTCACGCACTGCGGCACGACTTCAGCCAATTCGTGAGCAATGAAGCCTTCGCCGTCAGAGCCGTCTGCTTTCCACTTGTAAGTACAAGGCTTGAGTGCTGCGACCTTTGCCAGCGCACCAGTCATCGGCTTGATGTTTTCTTTCAGGCGGTAGTCGGAACTTGTGGCGTATGTGGTTGCTGTACTAGTGCTGTAAATGTAACCGACTGTTGTGCTATTGCTGTAAAAAATCCAAGGGTAATACGCAGTAGATGATGCCCTGTTAGTTGAGCAAGCAATATCAGTTGCAGTAGTTACGCCAAAACGCTCTTGGTTAATCTGGCCTGTACGCCCCACCAGCAAGTTACCGCTGGAGTCGAGCGTCATCGCCTGAGTAAAGCTGATGGCGTTGCCTGCTGTGCCGGAGGGGGCTGTCCACCAGCGGTGCTGCCCACTTGATTGCTGGTATCTGGTTGCGTAGTCGTTTGCAATGTAGGTGTCGGCAGTGCCGCTCCAATACCAGTTGTGGCCCAGATAAGTGTCTGAAGTGAACCCAGTAAAGGAAGACCGCGCAGTCTGGAAAGCCTTGAACCCACTCCACGCACTCGGAGTCACCCCGAGGCCGAGGTTGCCTGACGCAAGGGTCACGCCATTGCCGCCGTCTGTGCGCACAAAACGCGAATCAGATTGCGTCTGCGTGTATGTGTTGGCCACATCAAAGGTGCGGAAGGCGTCAATGACAACCTCATCGCCAGCAGCTGCAGCAGCCGCCAACACCACGCTGGTGCCAGTGCTCGCGGTGAAGTCATCACCAGGCCGCAGGCGCACGCCGTTCACAGACACGAACACATTGCCGACCGTGTAGCTCAGGGTCACGGCGTTGGCGTCAGCGCCAGAGAAGGTGGTCTGGCCAGCGGTGGCCACGTACTCATAGGTCACCAGGCTGGCCTGCTGGGCAGCAGAAGCCTCGAGCCACTGCGAGCCGTCCCAGACCTTCATGCCGATCGGCGCGGTCGTGCGGTAGTACAGCGCACCAGTCACCAGCGGGTCGCCGTCGTTGTCCACGGTCGGGTTGCTGGCCTTGGCACCCAGGTAGCGGTCGTCAAAGTTGTCCAGGCTGGCAGCGGCTGCAGCTGCCGATGCGGCTGCCGAAGTGGCCGAGCCAGCGGCTGCGGTTGCGCTGTTGGCAGATGCCGTGGCGCTGTTGGCCGAGTTGGTGGCAGAGCTGGCCGATGCGGTTGCGCTGTTCGCTGCGTTTGTTGCGCTTGTCGCTGCGTTGCTGGCCTGGGTCGTGGCCGTCGAAGCGCTGCTGGCCGCATTGCTTGCAGAGGTGCTGGCCTGGCTGGCGCTGGTGGCAGCGCTGGTGGCCGAGTTGCTGGCGTTGGTCGCCTGCGTGCTGGCCGAGCTCGCGCTGTTGCTGGCGCTTGTCGCACTGTTGGCAGCGTTCGTGGCCGACGTGGCGGCATTGCTCGCCTGGGTGCTGGCGGTGGAAGCCGACGAAGCCGCAGCCGTTGCCGAGTTGGCAGCGTTGGTCGCCGATGTGCTGGCGTTGCTGGCCTGCGTGCTGGCAGTGCTGGCAGAGCTCGCAGCGTTGCTGGCCGAGGTAGCGGCGTCGCTGGCCGATGTGGCGGCAGCCGAGGCAGAGGCAGCAGCGGCAGTGGCCGATGCGTCAGCAGCTGCAGCGTCCACCAGCAGGAACCACTTGGCAGCGTCGGCATTGGTGCTGATCGGCTGCGAGCCAGACGAAGTGTGCTGCGTCACGCACTGCCAGATGTCGCTGGTCGTGGTGTCCTTCACAATGTCGCGGACGTAATACAGCGTGCCAGCAGCCCAGTTGCCACGGTTGGTGCCAAGCGTGTCGCCCAGCGACGGGTTGCCCTGGGCGTCGAATGCGAGCGTCTTGCCAGCGCGCAGGGAGGCGCGCGGCAGCGTCATGTTGATGTTGGTCGGGTCTGTCTGCGGTGCCTTGAGCGCACGGTCAATGGCCTCGGCGTTCTGCTGGGCGAAGATGGTCTGCTGGTCCATCTCATCGTTGACGGTGTTGGCAAAGAAATCGCCGCCCGTCACGAAGTCGGTGGTGCGCTGAATGGTCCGATTGCCGACGATGGCGATCTGCGTGGCACCAGTGGGCGATGCCGTCAGCGTGATGTAACCCGTGCCGTTGGCGTTGATCGTCACCGTGTAATCGGTGGTCAGCGTCAGCAGCACATCGTCCTTGTAAACGGCCACATCCCCTGCGGCCAGGATCTCAAAGGTGAAGTTGTACGGGCCGGTGCCGCTGGCTGCATACACTACACGGCGGGTCACATTGGAAATTGGGATGCCCATGGCTTAATCCGTCCTTTTGGCGATTGTATTGAGTCAGTCGGGTTTGTAAAACAGGCCCTGGGCCTTACGCGCTTCTGACATCTCACCGATCTTGGCCTGCAGCGTCAGGTCCTCAGAGATGAGCGTCTTTTTGGCGATGTCCATGAAGCGCGAATGCACGCGCTGCACTGTCTTTTGCTGGTCGTCCAGGTTGAGCAGGTCAAAGCCTGGCGTGCGCATGACGCCCAGGATCTCCTGCTTGCTGGGCAGCTCCTTGCCGTAGATGGTCAGCAGCCGGTTGTATTGGTAGGCATCCAGCTCCACGCCGTCGATCTTGCGCTCAGGCATTCCGACGGGGGAGCCCAGCCGCACCAGGGCGTCATCAACCTCGCTGAACTGCACCGGGCTCACCCGGGTCGGCAGCACCAACTCATAGGGTTTACCCTGACCAGACTTGATCGGGTCGCCCCATAGGTTGAGCTGCTCGGGCAGCATGTCGTTGAAATACGGCAGACGCGACTTGTAGCGGTTGAATGCCTCCACGAAACCGCGCACGCCCATGGGCAGGTCTGGGCTGGCGCGTGTGTCGCGGTTGGTCGGGTCGCTCAGGCGCTCAATGCCAGCGATCAGCGAGCTGTACGCACCGGCAGGCGAGCCGCCGATGACGAAGCCGCCGAACTGCTTGACCAGGCCGTCCACGATTTTCTTGCCGTCCACCTCGCCCATCTGGTTGCTGCCAATCAGGCGCGAGACATCGGCCACGCCCTGCAGATAGGGCTGTTCCTTGAGGTACTCATAGAGGCCATAGGTCGCGCCCAGGAACACCTCTTCGACCTTGCCAGCGTCGGGCTCATGCTGGGCATATTCGGCATAGTCGGCGGCGATGGCCAGCAGCGCGGAGATCGGCTCCATGCCCTGGTAGCTGACCCACTGGTCGCCGACCTTGATGCTGTACGGCATCCAGCCGTCGCGCATGGCAGCCTCGCGGTCAGCCTTGCGGGATGGGCCGCGCCCGGTGATGACACCCTCGCTTGAGGCCGCAGCAAAGGTCGCCAGGATGGCCGAGCCCATGGTCACCTTGGCCAGGGCCATGTCGCGGTAGATGCCGCCCTTGGCCACCTCTTCGCGCCACTGCGAAGACAGCGGGGCGAACGGGGTGCGCTCAATGACCTGCAGGCCGATGTTGGCCGGGGTCTTGAAGAACGGCACCACCACCTTGAGGGCGGGGTGGTTGAACACGTCCTGCAGGTTTTTCAGGGCAGGCGGCAGGTCAGCCGTGAATGTGCCCTTCTGGGCGTAATTCATGGCCAGCTGGTCCAGGTCCGCGGGCGGGTTGGCCAGCAGATTCTCTGCCTCCAGCATGGCCTTGGCAGCAGCCTCGGACTCGCTCATGCCAGCGTCCAGCGACTCGCGGTACACGGCCTTGCTGCGACGGGTCACCTGGGCGTTCATCTCCATGCGATAGAACACGCCTTTGAAGAACTCGTCCTGAGTCATCAGCGCGCGGCCAGGCACGGTGATGGCGGTGCCGTAGTAGTCCAGCCCCTTGCCCAGCCAGGTCTCAGGACCCTGGCCAGTCATGCGCTGCAGACTCTCGCCAAGGCTTTCCTGCAGGCCGCGCTGCTCTTCGATCTTGGACAGCATGTCGCTGGGCGTGCGGGTCTTCCAAGCGGTGCTGGCCAGCTGCAGGCCCTCAGTGATCCCGTTGCGCAGCGACTGCACCATGGTCAGCGCTTCGTCATAGGCGATCTTGTCCTCGGCAGAGCCGGGCACCAGCGACTTCCAGCTGCGCACGCCGTTGGGCAGCACGTTGCCGTAGAAGGCAGCGACCAGGCGCTCAGGGATCTGATACAGGCCAAACAGGCTGTTGCCGATGATGTTCTTGGCATGCGATACCGGCGAGGACAGCAGGCCGTTGATGTAGGTCGAAAACCAGACGTCCTTGACGCCAGACATCATGGACTTCTCAACCAGGGCGTTCTGGGCCGCGCGCGACTCCAGCGTCAGGTAGCTGCGGGCCATGTCCTGCAGGGCGGCATCGCCACCGTACTGGTCCAGCACCTGGCGGATGATGGCAGCGTCTCCCTCGCGGGGGATGCGGAACACGGCTAGGGCGCGGGCAGTCTCGGTCTGCATGCCTTTGACGCCCTTCTGAATCATTCCATGGAAGGCGATCTGCTGGCGCAGCTTGAGCTTGTCAGCGTCGGTGGCCACGCCCTCGTCCACCATCTTGAACAGGCGGGTCAGCTCGTTGGCGCTGGACTCCAGCACCTCCAGCGCTTTGTAGGTCTCGACGGCGTTGGCCATCATGCGGCCATCGTTGCCCACCAGACGGCTCAGGAAGGCCTCAGAGATGCCGTTCTCAGTGGCCTTGGCCTTGATCTCGTCGAAGGTCACAGCCTTCGTCTTGATGCCCAGGGCGTCGGCCACACCACCCACCAGGGCAGCAGCATCCTCGGTCTGGTAGCGCGACAGGTTGAAGGGCTCGACAGGGATGCCAGCCTCAATCTCGGCCTGGCTCGGGCTGGGCTTGCCAGTGGTCTGGCCAGACACCCGGCGAATGGCGGCAGCCGACTGCACGGCATCTGTCAGTTGCGCGTCAGCTTCAGGGATGACCTTGAACCGGCCAGCCTTGGCGGCCTCTGGCAGCTCGCCCACAGGAGTCGTCGGCAGCAGCTGGCGTTCGGCCTGGGCTGCGCGCTTGGTCACCAGCTTGCGCAGGGCAGCGTCAATGGGGCCAGCGACCTCGACGCCCTCGTCCATGCTCGGCGTGCCGGGCTCGACGGTCACGGGCTCGGACGTGTCCACCACGCCCTCGGCAGGCATCGGCTCCAGCGGAATGTCAGCAGCAGGGGCTGCGGCTTCGGCAGCGGGCAGGATGCTGCTCAGGCGTTGCTCAAGTGGTTGGATGGCCATTTACTTTTTCCCTTCTTGCTTCAGGATTTTCACTTGGTCTTCACCACCTGGGAACACGACGATATTCCGCGAGCCTTTGCCAGCGTCACGGCTGCCTGCGTCGAGATAGCGCACACCGGGGATGCCAAGCTCCTGCAGCCTTGCAGCCACTTGCTCTGGCCCTCCGAGCTTGAATTCAAGGAACTGCATGATGTTCTCGCCACGCATGTTCTTGTTCCTTGTCATCATGGGCGATGAGAAGTCGGACAGGTTGGCCTTGTATTCCTTGAGAATGCCGGACGCCTTGATGGCTTCCTGCACCGACTTAGGCTGCTTGTTGAATGGGGCGTCGAAGTCCAGCATCTTGCTGACCATCTCATCGGGGATGTCCACGGTGTAGAGGTTGCCCTTGTTGGCCTTCTGCTTGAAGTCGGCTTTTGAGGTCGCAGCGTTCAGCGTTTCCAGCGTCTTGCGCCAGCCTTCGGCCTCGCGTGTCATGCGCGGGTCAGGGTTCTCAAGCCAGCCAGCCACCGTCTTGCGGGCCTGCGCCAGACTCATGCCATCCAGCAAACTGGCAGCGTGATACTCAGGCGAGCCAGGCTCTAGCTCTGCGCCCTTGAATGTCCTGATCGGAGGCGGCATCACAGATGGGCTGACAGCCATGTAGCTCTTGGCGACATCAGGGTTCTCGGCAAAGTACAGCCCATATCCGTATGTCTGATTGCCCTCGCCAGTGCCGATCTTCTTGGAGTCAAACTTGTCAACCGTGTGCGGCGTGCCGTGAAAGGCAGTGAGCTGGCTGCGCGAACCCTGCGACAGCGCCTGCAGCAGCTCGGCCATGGTGCCGCCCTTGGCCATGATCTCTGGCACAGTCTTCTCGGCCAGGCGCTCGCCAGCGCGGCCCACGGCCATGGCAGTCTTGACCGTGCCAGCCGCGCCAGGCACCAAGCCGATGGCAGCGCCACCAGCCTGCAGGGCAGCTGTGCCGAGCTGGCCAGCCTTGGCAGACTCGACTGCCTGGCCGCCCATGCGCGCGGCCTCTTCAGTCTGCAGGCCAGTGCCCAGGAGCGGCACGATGTCAGCCAGGCCCAGGTCCAGAGGCAGGTTGCTGCTCGGTCCGCCGATCAGCGTCTGCGCGTTCTTGCGGGCTTTGTAGCGGTCCATGCCCAGGCCCTCAAAGCCAGCCTGCAGGAAACTGGCGATGCGCTCGCGAGTGGTCGGGTCATACGCACGCATCTCTGGCTGCGTGCCCTTGTTGGCCACGTCCTGGCGCACATCAAAGCCAGCATAAGAGCCACGGCCAGCGCCAGCGTCAGAGACCGTCTGCGACGGGCCCGCGGCCAGGACCATGCCGTCCACGCTGGACTCCATGGCACCGGGCTCCACCGGCATGGCGGGTTCAGCGGCAGGCATGTCAGGAAACTGCGCAGCCGTCAGGGCTGACAGATAGCGGTCTTCGATGGGGCTCAGTGCCATGGCGTGCTTCCTTACTGCGTCATCCCGTTGGCCTGTTGCAGCAGGCTGCGGATGCGCTTGACATCATTTTGCCTGGTGCGGTCACTGCCTGCTTTGCGCTCCAGCGCTGGCAGCGAGTCCATGGTCACCGGGCCGTTGATCCAGTCCTTTTTCTCATAGACCTTCAGGGCGTCAGCGGCCTGCTTGGCGGTCTCGCTGTTGCGGCGTTCAGACACGAACTTCTCCAGCTCGCCAATGACCATGGCAGGCGTCGGCTGCTTGCCCTCGCGCAGCAGGCGGGCCTCGATGTCCAGCGACTGCGCCTTGAGCGTCTGGCGGTTGGCGAACTCCATGGCATTTTTGTCAATGACCACGATGCCGCCGGTCTGGTTGATGCCAGCCAGGCGGTTGATGCCTCGCTCAATCTCAGACTGGTCGCGGCGGTTTTCGCTGTTGATCAGCTTGAGCGCGCCAACGGCGTCATTGCCAGTCAGGCCCTTGCCGACATAGCCGAGCACCTGATCTGCCGTCGTGATGGTGCCGTCCAGAATGCCGCGCACCACATTGAACTCCACCATGGGGTCGCTCTTGGGCTGCTTTGGCTGCAGGATGTCCTTGAGCGTGGCGTCGGTCACCACGCCAGGCACTGCCTGTGCCAGGCCAACGATCTTGCTCTGGGCAGCACGCTGGGCAGGCGAGCCAGCGGGCGCGGTGTACATCTCCTGCATTAGCGTGGCCAGCTGGATCTCGCCCTCGCGCTTGGCCGCGGCCTGCTTTTGCTTGGTCACAGTCTCGCGCTGGTTGATGGCCACCATGTAGTTGGCCATGACTTTGGCCTGGTCATCAAACGGCATGGCCTTGTAAACGTCGGACATCTTGCCCACGTTGCCAGCGCGGATCATGGCCAGGCCAGCCTCTGGGTCAGCCGAGAACTCGGGCGCGGTCACGAAGGATGACACAGCTCCGATCTTGGCGTTTTTCAGGGCAGCCTCAAATTTGTCGCTGTAGGTCTTCTGCGTCGTGGCGTCACCCAGCAGCAGAGCGCTGGTCGAGATGGTCTGACGGTACACATCAGCCAGGTCGTCCACGCTGCGCTTTGTGCCTGTTTTTGGGTCAACCCAGAAGCCCTGCGACACAGCGGCCTCAAGCAGGCGCACGCTGGCGTCGAAGTCCTGGTCGAACTTGATCAGCTTCTGCTGCTTGGCGCGCTTGAGCTCGGCCTCTGCAGCCTTGGCCAGCACAGTGTTGCCAGCAGTGGCGATGGTGGCGCGGAACTTCAGCGAGGCCTCTGGGTCAACCTGGGCCAGGCTCTTGCCGTAGCCGGTCATCATGGTGGCGATCTTGCCCTGCACCTGCTCAGTCGTGGCCTGACCCTGCTCAATGGCAGTCAGCATGGTGGCCAGCTCATTGCGTGCCTCGGCCTCAAAGCTCGCAGAGACCTCAAACGCACGCGCCTTGCGAACGGCCTGGTCGAAGATGTTGAATGTGCCACCCAGACTC